TTCACAAGCACGTATGGATTTTGCAGCTAAAGAGGCTTTATACCTAACGCAGGAGACTAACGGTGGTTCAGTACTAGAAACTGCTGCGGGATATTCTCAACAAAACATCGGACGTGTGGCTCTTATGTACAAGAGTTATGGTTTGCAGATGTACTACTCTATGCTCAAGGCAGGCAAGTTAGCCGCAGAGAATATGTTTGCAAAGGATGCCGAAGGTAAGCAGTTGAGAACTATGGCGCTTAAACAGGTAGCAGGTATACATGGCTCCGCGTTGTTCTTTGCGGGTGTGCAAGGTGTGCCGTTGTACGGTGCTGTTTCTATGTTTTTCGACTTGTTCTTACTAGACGATGAAGAGGACGATTTTGATACTGCGGTACGTAAGCACATAGGGGAGGGTTGGTATAAAGGTGCAGTGACAGAACTTACAGGTGTGGACGTTGCGGGTCGTGTACGGCTTACAGGTCTGTTACTACAAGAAAACAGGTTTAACAAAGACGCTTCACTAGAAGAAAATCTAGCGTTCTACTTAGGTGGCCCTGCATTAAGTACTGCTAACAGGTTATACCGTGGCGTTGAAGACTTACACTCTGGAGATATAGGTAGTGTTGAACGTGGTATAGAGAACTTAGCCCCTGCGGGAGTAACTAACGCGTATCGTAATACCCTTGGCCGCTACAAGAGGCAGGGAGGTATAGATACTAGAAGAGGCGATCCTATCTATGACGATATGACAGGTGGAGACTTTGCGGCGTACGCTTTGGGATTCCCTCCTTCTGAGTACACGTTCATACAAGAAAGAACTGCTAGGAACAAAGGGGTAGAGGCAGCTATTACTACGAAAAGAACTAGGCTAACTAAGCAGTTCTACATAGCAAATCGTATGGGCGATTACGAGAAAATGGGCGAACTTGTAGATGAAATGGTTGAGCATAACAAAAGGCATCCCGTAGAGGCTATTACTCCAACGAACATAATGACTTCCTTCAAGGCTCATATGAAGACAAGCGCAAATATGCATAATGGGGTAACTGTCAGCCCCCTTATGAAGCACGCGATTATGGTAAGTAACATGGAGTACAGTCAATAAAAAACCCCCTGTCGCCTCGGAAACGAGCAGGGGGTTAGGGGGGCACAACAAAAGTGGTTAGGGAGTTTGTCCCCTACTGTCCCACTTCGTCCATCATAGTATCATATAGTCCGCCAGATACGAATACCTAATTTGCCATTTTCTATGGCTATCTTTGTTGTAACTTGCCATCTCTTAGCCTTAGATAGCTTATTGGCTTGATCCTTGGCTTTTTGAGTGTTTAGGCAAGGTATAAACACAGATGCTCCTACGCGCATACTTTGCCAGTTCACTACGATGCGAATTCCATCGGGGTGTAAATCATCTAACATAAACACGTTACTCAGTGTACCCCTACATCTAATTTGGAGCAGTCTATAAATAATACATGTGTTAGACCTAGTATGGTGGTCGTACCTTTAGTGAGGCGTACCTTAGTGGTTTTACCCCCAAAGTCATCTTTCAATTCTTGTATAAACGAAGCATAGTTTATCTGCTGTCTACCGCACCATGCCTTCAGAGGTTTAGGTATCAAGAAGGCATGTTTAGTATCCGTCTCGTACCTACCTACCAACCGTACCTTGGGGTCTAGTTCTGGTATTACTAACCCATCTAGCCCGTTCCCTTGCGCCTTGCGTAGATCGTCAGTACTCTTGATCTTTAGTATGCTACCCCAATGCTCGTGAATGTAATCGTTTAGCGTGTCTGCCGCTGATACATTCATTTCTGTAGTAGCGTTTTTGTTCTCTCTGAGCAGTCTTATTATGTACTTAAACAACTTATTGGTATCGTAGTTAATTAGTCCTAGCTTCTTAGCTATAAGAACCCCTGTTAGAGTAGCCGCCGCACCTGCTGACCAAAACCTATTCTCTGCCGTAAGCCCTGCGGCGGTGTCTATCTTAGACTGTACACGCGACATCAAATCTTTAACCTCATCAATATTAGCTATGATGTACTGCATATACGGGACACAGGCATGGCCGTAAATACTAATAGCATTGGTAGCATGGGCATCTGTCAGGTGCTTAGTCTCACTCTGGTCAAACAACCTAATGGCCTTAGTCTCCATCATGCGCTGTGCTTCTGCTTTCGGCATGGACTTGTACATACTAACTCGTTCGATTGCACTAGTGTTGCCTGTGGTGACCGACAATAGACTCCAAGGCTTACCCCTCGCCCGTTCAGTGTTTAACCCCCCGCTAGTCATACGGTTCTTCTGCTTACCACTAGATATTTGGTATATGAGGGACGATAGTTCTTCACCTTTGAGTTCAGTAAGTTCATCAATGTATACAGGTAAGTTATGGTACAACTCACACCTGTTCATCCTAGAGTTTTTAGTGTCAGCCTCTCCTAGAACTAGTGATTCGGGCTTACCCCATATAGATGCCCCCACAAACATAGCGGTAGTCTTACCAAGCCCACTCTCTTTACTATGCACATGAAAAGCCGCGCAAGGAATAGGTGACAACGCCATAAGAGGTGACCCAAACCCTGTACCTACTATGTACTGGTGCATCTCAAACCCGTCACGGTCATAGAAGTTAGCCATGTCTTTCCACTCCTGCAAAGAACCTTTAGGTTCAAACGCAGGAAACATACCTACTGTGGGAGTAGAAGGTGGGTTGGACGTAATCTTATCAGCGTGTATTTCTTGGCTACCTAGTACAAAAGACTTGAAGTCATCCCCTGCCCAACCGAATTGCCTACGCGCCTCAGTTGCGGTACTAGTAGCCTGTAACTCGTTTACCCATGTTGTCATATAATTCATTAGATCTTCCATCCTCATAACGGCCACACCATGCATAGCCATGTTTTTACGTAACTCTTCTTTAGAGGTTACGGATGTAAGGGGTATAGTAAACTCTCTAACCCCATCCTTGGGCAAGTGCAGTCTAATGACTACTGCTTCCCCCATCTCTGCATCTTGGATGCGCTTAACTACGTACAAGTCATTGTGGTATACCAACTTCTCGTCGGGGTCACCATCGGAATCTACTGAGCGTAAGTAAACCCCACCATTAGTACCTCTAAAGAATGGCTTTGGATACGTGGGAATCACATAGGTAGTAGTTGGCGCGTTGCGTATGTCTAACGCAGGTACTTCCACGATGTTATCTTCTTCTGTTGCTTCCACTACGCTACTGCCTAGCACTATAGGTGACTTGACCTTACCCCAGTTAGGACAGGAGGGACATACATCAGGGTTGAACTCGTCAAAAGACGTACACTTGTATGGGCCTTTGATAAGACTCATCTTCTCCTGCGTATCTTCGAGAGAGTACTCTTCGTGGTTCTTAGATATGTTACGCGCCGCAGAGTCAGAGTCTACGCAGAACTTAGCGATGGACAGCCCTGCCCTCCACATAGGTTCACTACAATTCTCTTGGTCTTGCCAGATAGTCCGTAGTTGTTCGCACCCCGTGCCCTTCATAGTCTTAGCAATAATGTCTTTAAAACTGTTCTGCTTGTTGCCCATCAACGCATCCATCACAGAACTAGAACCTACAGGAGCCATTCTCTTGGGGACTGGTATCATCCCACCGCCAAGTAGCATCGAGAACTTATCAAAATCTACGAGAGCAGGGACATCATCTGCTAAGAACTCAACAGGAGATGGAGGGGTAGTCTTATAGTTGTGAGTAGTAGGGACGCGTAATACCCTAGCGGCATCAGCGGTGACCGCAGGATCGGCCAGTAGTTTGTGTTCAGCGCATAACTTCTTTAGACGCTCTGCTACAGGTAACCAATCATCTATACCTACCGCCTCAGATAAAAACCAATAGGCATGTATACCTCTACCAGAGTTAACCAACTTGGGCTTTGGTAGTGATAACGTCTTACAGAAACCCTGTAATGCTTTAAGGGCTTCGTCTTGATTAGGGTAGTCTTTGGTTTCTCCGCAATCTAAATCTAGGAAGAAAGACTTTAGTTGTTTTACGTTACTAACTTTACGTGAGTTCTTTTCCTCAAACGTAGCCAACGCAAAGTAGGCATCATAGCCTTTACTATCTAGGTCACGGGCGGCATCTGCCATGTCACCTACGGAGGTGTAGAACTTCTGTACACGCCTGTCATCTTTTGTGCGGAACGAAAATAAACAGTAGTATCCTTCGTCCCCCAGTGTTCTGTTTAAAAAATCTTCTGTGTTCATATGGTATACCTAATTCCGAGAGGTATCGTAGCAGGGGCGCTTGCACGCCCTTTTCGGAAATATTCCTAGCTACAGTTATGGTGTTACAAGGGACAGTTAGTCGTCCCAGTCAGCCACGATAGATGCTAATGCGTCATCTTTTGCTTTGGGAGCGGGTGCTGTCTTCTTAACCACTTTCTTTGGCTCTTCTACTTTTGCAGAAGTGTCATCGTCCCCAAACAAATCGTCACTAACTTCTGCTACTACTGCGGGTGTGGGAGTTACTACTTCAAAAGGATTCTCTTCTGCCGAGAACTGAAACCCACCTTCTACTGCACCGAACGGAGACGCGGCTTCCATAGGCACGTACTTAATTACCTGTACGGCGCGTAGTCTAAGGGATACACCTGCTTCCCGCATATTATACGGGGTAAATGTAACTGCTACATTTACAGTACTTCCAGTAGTAAGCATGAAGTCGTCTGGCAGTTTAACGCTTTTTGCATCGTACTGTATAGGCTTAAACGTAGCGTCCTTACCGTAGGCTCCTTTCAGCGATGCTTTAAAGGTAAACATACCATCTTCTTCTTTCTTAAAAGGCATATCAAACTTGTCAGGCCATCCTTTCTCTTTCTTAGACTCGTACGCTGTTACCATCTCAACAAAGAGGGCTTTAGCTTGGTCTTTGGTCATGCGAAACCTAGTCTCGTACTTAGCGCCTTCGTCAAACACGTCACACGGTATCGTGCGGTTTTCGGTGCTATCGAACTTATAGGTCTTATTTATACGAGGCCATAGGGCTTCGACATTTGATATTACATATTGATTATTTGCGGCCATGTTATTAATCCTAATTGTTTTAGTTTGCGTTTAATTCAAATCCGTCTACTGCGGAGAACGGGGACACAGGTTCACTTGTTACTGGGACAGACATAGTAATCGCCGAGATAGTATCTTCGTGGTCGATCATAGCTGTCACCTTTGCTAGCGTGTCTCCGTCTAAGCGGCTTACAGGTTTAAAGTAAAGTTTTGGTACAACACTATCGGTATCAAAATAAATCTTGGTAGTAATAGTGACTATCGGTGTATCGTGTTTAGCCAGTAGTCGGGCATAATTCTGCATACCTTTGTCCCCACTGCTAGTGCTACCAAATATAGAAGTAGCAGGTATTTGTAACTGATACACCTCTTCAGGGTTATCCTGAAATACAACTGCTAGCCGTTGTGAGAACCGACAAGCCCTACCCCCATACTGTCCTGAACCTCTAATGTTTTGAGTGCAGTCCATACAACGCATAGATTGACGCTGATCTTGGGGTACTTTGTTAGACGGTAAATGTGTGTCAGATGACCAACACGTAGGTACCGCAACCCTATTGGGGTCATACGCTTCGCCATAGTAAGCGCGAGATACTGGAGCGGCATTAACTACAACCGCTTCTATTGAACCTGATTCAAGGGTAACTTCCTCGCCATTAGCAACAAGACGAAACTTGCTATCACGTATGCTAATTCGACGTAGACCGTTATTACCACTCATCAGGCATCGTCATCCAAGTCTAACTCCAACTGCTCACACATCTGGTCACCTTCAGCATCATGGTCTGGCTCCCAAAGTATGTTTTCTTGTGTGTCCCCTAGAAGACCTTCTTCCACTGCCGTCAGGTTAAAGCGGTAAGTACTACCTACCTGTATAAACGTGTTACTAGGAATCTTTTTGGTTCTTAGCCATGCACGGACTGTCGATATAGATACCGCAAAGTGCTTTGCTACTGTTTCAATTGGTACGTACGCTTCTTTCACTGTTTTCTCCTCACTGATACCACGTATTCTGAATCTACATTAAGACCTTTAGGTACAAGGTCGGGGTTTTCTTCTAAGAAGTCTTTCATGTTCTTTTGGTTGAGTCGTTTATCAAGTAACTCAGGTACTTCATGCTGCAATACAAACTCATGCATGTTGCTCCAATCACTAGTCCAGTACCTAACCTTGGCAGTCCTATAGAACAATCCTTCTGAAGTCTTTACACTATCTAGCCCCTGTTCTTTGCAGTAGTCGAGTAAGGCTCTCTTAACCTTGTCCAACTGCTCCGACAGTTCGCCGTCTTCTTCTTTGTACGCCAGTGCAAGTTCCGAACGCTTATCTTTTATCTTTAGATAAACCTTGGTTAACTGCTCTGCAATAGGCTTTACATCACTCATAACGCGCTCCTTTATTGGCAGGACGTTCACTTTATTGGGTTACTGTTAGCTAGTCAAGTATTTCTTTGTAAAGATCAATCATTTTTGTGTGTATGTTAATTCTATTGTCTAACAGTGCGTAAACACGTTTCTCTGCGTGGGAACCTTGGAGCTGGACGACGGTACATTTGTGATCTTGTCCTGACCTGTGTACACGAGCGTTGGCTTGGGCGTATGTTTCCAAAGAACTTGTCGGTGCCCACCACACTACCGTGTTAGCCGCAGTTAGAGTTACTCCGTGCGCCGCTGACTGGGGTTGTATAACTAGAACCTTGGGATCATCTGCCTCTTGGAACCGTTTAAATATCTCTGTACGTCTACCTGCGGGTACATCCCCCCGTATAACTTCTGTTGATATGCCGTCTTCGCGTAACTTCTTAGTCAGCATATCAATCGTATGTTTAAACGGCACAAACACTAATACTTTCTTACTAGACTCATCTATAACCTCACGCAGTACTTTGTACCTAGGAGTTATATCAAACTCTAATGCATCCCCCGTATCGGTGTAGACTGCACCCGCCGATATTTGTAGTAGTTTGTTCATGCTTACTGCGGCATTGACGGCTGTGATCTGTTCTCCCGCCGCTTGCATGACCATCTTGTCCTTCAACTCTTTGTAGTACTTCAACTGCTGACGGGTGAGGGCTACCTCTCGTTTAACGTATACCATAGGAGGTAGGTCAAGACATTCTTCTTTAGTGAATCGTATAGCGGGTTGCAGTACTCTATGTACTGTCGTAGTGGCATCTTCTTTTGGTGCCCATTTGAAGTTAGTTATCTTACGCATGACTTGGTCACGGAAAGAACCAAAGAACCTAGGCACTCCGTTGGGGTTAACAAGTTTAGCTATACCGTATGCATCCGTGGGACTTTGCGCGGCGGGAGTACCCGTCATCATCCATAGCCATGTACTTGGCCCGACTAACTTAGCTAGGGTCTTCCATCGTTTAGTCTGGGGATTCTTATAGTGGGTAGCTTCATCAACAATTATTAAGTCAAACCCTCCGTTGGCTACTGCGTCCGCTACTATCTCTACCCCGTCATAATTTATTATCACGTACTCAGCGTCACCCTCGATTATCTTAGCGCGTTTAGCTTTGGCTCCGTAGGCTACATCTACCTTGCGGTGCATAGCGAAACTAAACAGGTCATTGCGCCATGCGGAATCCATAATAGATAGAGGACATATAACTAACACTCGGTTGATAACACCTGTTTTAAGTAAGTAGTCCGATGCCCATATAGCACTGGCGGTCTTGCCTGTACCCTGCTCGTTGAAGCAGAACGCTTTGCGGTTAAGGGTTAGGAAACTGGAGGTAACTTTTTGATGGTCAAACGGTGTGTACTTACCCGTCCATTGGTACCTAGATTCTATAGGGGATGGCGCGTTAATGTGCATGTTACGTAACACCCGCGTTTCTTCTAACCCCCAGTTAACAAGTACTTGGTTGTTTGGTAGTTCTTTGCTCTTGGGTATCACTGCCGTAACCTTAGATGGATTACGTAGGGTGAGTAGTAATGCTTTGTTATCTACTATCTTCATATCTGTACGAACTCCGTCATTGGTATATACATACATGTTTCAGTGTCGTGGCTATCGTCTCTATCGTGTCTACCTCCTAGGCGTTTCTCGTACCTATCTTCCAGAACTACCGTAAACACTCCATCAGTAAACCGTACAATTAATAAGGGTATGACTTTATCCTCTTTGCTCATACGTAATATGCTATCAACCTTCATAGCACTTATCATATAAGTGGGGTACTTATCACTCGCATTAGTTCGGGTTTTGATTTCTACGTTGCCAACATGCTTACCATCTTGGAATAGTAAGCCGTCTATAGAGGAGAATGGTTCGGACTTCTCATATGTAAACTTACCTTTCGATTCTATATACTTCTTTATGTAACTCTCGTTACTACGGTCAAACTCATTTTCATATACGGGACGCATTTATTCCTCCGATGCAAAATAACGCGAAGTGGGTATCCACGTCACGCGAGAATAAAAAATTAGCGCAACTACATGCTAACTTGTTACTGTGTTATGTACTACGACCTAAAAATAACCTGAATAACCTGAATAACCTGAATAACTGAATAACTGAATAACCGTACAACCCAGTGGTAGCCCCGCTTCGTCCACGGATGGGGCTAAGTCCGCATTATGATTCTAAGTAGGACTACTCGATTTTATGCCGCGTTTTATCGCCAAAGGAGGGCACGACATCATTTAAAGACGCATCAAGCAAGCGTCAACCCATACCAATAGGGAATTCTTTACCTAGGCTTTCTACTACCTTTCTTCTTATAGTTACGGCTACGGTTAGCGGATCTACTTTCTACGGTAACACCGTCTTTGTTACTACCACCCTTACTCAACGCTTTCTTATGACTAACGTCTTTACCCTCACGCTTATCGGCTTTACCGTTCTTATTAGCGTCTTTACCTTCCTTATCCATCTTACGCCTAGCACGTTGTCGTTCCATACGTGCCTTATGTTCTTTGCTCCCGACAGGAGGATTCTTTTGTTTCTTACGATCTTTCGGATTCTTGTACGGCATTAGTTCCTCCCGTTGTGTACACATTCTGTCACGATACAGTGACGTTTACATAGTCCGCTCTGGTGTGCATTCCACACGTTGTTCTCAAACGCTTGCTCCATACGGCTATAGTCTGACAACCACTTAGCCCATAACGTAGACTCGTCTTTCTTGGAGTAGCTGTCCTTTACAAGTTCGTTACATACCACAAACAATAAGCCGCCCTTTACTGATTCAAGGTCGGGGTACAGCTTAAACATACTCAAAGCCATAAGTTCTAACTGACCTTTATCAGCGTACCTAGTATTTTTACTTGTCTTGTAGTCTACTACATAAGCTGTTTTGGTGCGCTTGTTTAGGATAACTAAATCCGCTATGCCCCGCCACCACACGTTGTCATCTCTGAACCCGCACGGCTCTAGGTTCTCGGTAAGCCCCATCTCCAACTCACATAGCTTCTCACCTTCTATGTTGTTCAAGGCATCAAGTACATCTTTGCAGTAGGCGTACTTCTCAGGCAGTGGCGTTCCATCCCTGATGTATTCCTCTGCCGCCAAGTGTACGGCAGTACCGTACAGCATGGCTTCTGTCTCTGGTTCCTTATAACTCTTCGCTACCTTTAGATGATAGAACTTCTTAGGGCATTGCTCAAACGACTTAATCTTAGAGAACGACCACGGGGCAATACTCATTCCATATCCTTTATAACGTCTGCCGCGCTAATTAATTCTTCTATAAGACTGTGCAACATGTCTACAGTAAGCACCAGTTTTTCACTGTGCGTTGTGGTACCCACTACTTCGACTTGCTCTACAAGAATAACTATCTCCTCCTCTTTAGATTCTCCTACAAGAATACTAAGATAGTTACCTTCGGTTTCATGTTTACCCAATGACTCTCCGCCATACCGCTGTTGTTCCTTATCACTCTTAAACTTGTTAAGGTAAGTTACTTTACCCATATGATGTCGCCCATAGTATGAACATAATAGTTGAGATACTGCACATGGTTATTATATACATCTTACTAACTACAACAGGGTGACTTAAATAAGTTTTAAGGTCGGTCACCGCAGACGATAGGTTAAGTCCTAGCGGCTCTCTACGAGAGTTACTTATCGCTCTATCTGCAAACTCATGCGCTTCTTCCATAGCTTTTTCTATACTGTTCATCCTGCGGCCTCTCCATAAGATCTACCATTATCCGACTCACATGTTATAGGCAACCCTTCTGCCCACGATGAAGTCGTACTCATACAACCTTCTATGTAAGTGGTTGCCTCTTTTAATTCGTTCTCAGGTACACAGCATACTACGGAATCGTGTACGGTCAGTGCTACCTTATACTTCTTGGCAATCGCTAACATCTGATCCCCGATTATGCACCGCGCTATCGCTTGGCATATGTTCTCTGTTACCTTACCGCCGTATATCCTAGTGCGTCCACGGCGAGTTTTATAGCTAAACTCTGGGCCACGCTCTCCCTGCTCATACTGTAAGTCGTCATAGCGCATCTTCAAACCTGACGGCAGTAGTACCCATCCATCACGCCCGTCCGATCCATACTTAACTATACCATTGGGGCCAAAGCTACCGGAGTTACCACGAGACATCTCTACTAACATGTTCTGACAATCGCGCCAGAAAGTAGCTATCTTCCAATTGGAATCGCGGTATATGTTTATTACCCTGCGCGACTCCTCCAGTGCCATGTGTGTACCAAACGATTGCAACTGATCTGCAAACCTTACCGCACCCATACCGTAACCACAACCTAGGATGGTAGTCTTACCAACAAACCGTTGCTCCTTAGTAACCTTATCTTCTGGTATGTCGTATATCTTAGAGGACATCTTTATATAAACATCTTCGCCGTTGGCGAATGCGGAAACCAGATCCCCCTGATCTGCAAGCCACGCCAACACTCGCGCTTCGATCTGCGAGGAGTCGCAGTCAACCATCATGTACCCTTCGGGGGCAAGCATACTGTTCTTTAACTTCTTACCATTCACACCACGGCTGGGTAAATTCTGGATGTTGATCTTGTCATCTCCTCCCCACCTACCAGTGTGCGCCGCGTAGTATCTTACAGGTACCGGTAGCAGCCCACGTTTAGCTATACCTATAAACCTCTCAGTACGTGATTCTTCTAACGTACTCTTCGTGCCTAGCCGTGACGTTACCAATGCCTGTACACGTGGGTCATGGTGATTCTCTAACGCCTTAAACTGTTCGTCGTTCTTAGCGAACGCGTAGGTCTGCTTACCTGTAGTCAGGCTAGTCTTCATAGGAGGTATAACATCTAACCCCACAAGTAACTCAGCAAACTTAGGGTTGCTCATCAGGTCTTTCTTTGTCGCACCAGAAGAAGTTATTAAGTCTTCTTTGATCTGCTTGGTATCTTCTAGGTGGTGCTCTAGTAGTCCCAAGTCCAACTCCAACACTGGCTCCACAAACATACGTAAGGTGCAGTCTATCAAGCGTAACTCCCCCTTCGGGAACCCCTTACCCATCATGTTAAACAACTTATAAGTTAACTCTACATCGTTGATGCAGTAGTCCCCATACTTATCTAACTCTGATTCGGTGAAGTCGTTACGTCTTTTTCCGATAGCGTCGAGTACTTCCGTTCCTTTAACTCCGATCCCATACCTTTGAGTGAGCGTAGCGAGAGAGCCGCCAACTTCGACCCCATGTAAAGCACGGGCAATGCACAGAGTATCGGTAAGGAGGCAAGGATGAACATCAAACAGCCAACTAAGAATGGCACCATCAAACAAAGTGTTGTGGCAAAGGAGAGCA